GTAAATGAATCTTTATTTTGTACAGCAATTGATAACTTGATTAGAAATGGTTTAAAATACAATGATTCAAATAATAAAATGATTAGTATCTACATGGAAGACGAAGAAACATTGGTCGTACAAGACAATGGTAGAGGTCTAACACAAGAACAATTCGAAGAATATTCAAAACCTTATACTCGTAACAAAAATCAAAAAGAACCAGGTACTGGTTTAGGGTTAAACATTTGTATTGCAATATTAAAAGAACATAAGTTCAAAATAAGTTGTGAAAAAAATGAGATAGGAACTAAAATGAAAATTAAAATTAAATAGTTATGATAGATTCAATATTATTAGTGGATGATGAAGATTTATTCCACTTAGTTTTTGAAGACGCTTGCAGTCTTCTAGATATTACACTTTCACTAAAAAGTGTTTCTTCAGCAGATGAAGCTGAAAAAATGTTTAAAAAGTGGTATGAAAATAATGCTACAGATGATAGACCAGAATGTGTTTTTGTTGACTTAAACATCATAGGGTCAAGTTTTGATGGGATTGAATTAGTTAGAAGAATTAATTTTGAATACGGTAACCACGTGGTTATAGGTATTATCTCTTCTAGTGATGAAGCAGAAGAACAAGCAAAAGCAGTAAAGGCTGGAGCTCAATTTTGGATAGTTAAATCTGATGATATTGAACCTAGACTAGAAGAATTTAGAAAAGATTTTGAAAATTATAAAAACGGTAAAACGTCATTTAGAGTTTATAGATAATGGTGAATTTCGATAAAAAGACAATAGAACAACTTTTAAAACTATATGAATCTAGAAAAATAGGTTTAGAGGGAAATATTGCCAAAGTTATAGATACCGATGATGTAGAATTTAAAAAGTATTTAGAAACATGTATTGAAAATGATAATGAGAATCGAAGAAAAAGATTAAATATCACAAAACAAGTACAAGCACAAAATACTGAATTAACAAAAGCAAAAGAAGAAAACGAAAGAATTAATCAAGAATTAAAAATAGCGTTAGACCAAGCTGAAGAAGCGAAAAAATTAGCTGAAAATGATTTAGATTTACTTCAAAAAAGAACTCAATTTGAATTAATAGGGTTAATAGTCAAAATAGCTTTGTCGATAATTATTGGTGTTGGGTTAATAACAACAGCAATATATATTTACATTATAACAATTGGTGGTGATTCAACAATAATAGAATCATCATGGGCGAATATGTTTGGTATTTTATTAACAAACAGTTTTAGTATAATAGGAACAATAATGGGGGTTAAATATGCCTCAGATAAAATAGATAAAAAATAAATTTTATGAGTTACACAAGAGAACAAATTAAAGCTGCCGTAGAAGCAAAAGGTTACAAATGGTTTAGTGATGATGCTAACAAAACGTATGACGTAAACATCGTAGGTGTTAGAAACGCATCTACTGGTAAAAAAGTTACTAACACTTTTGACGATACGTTGACAATTTCATTTAAAGATGAAAAAGGTGAATGGCAATTTTATGCATGGGCTGCAACCACAGACCCAGGTAAAAAATCAATGTTAGAATGGAATAAAATGGGGGTAAAAGGTGGTTGTGCAAGATTAGTTGCAAACCAATATAGAGGTGTTTGGAAAATAGATAAACACCAAGGTAAATATGATGCATTGTGTCAAAGAAATGGTAATGTAAAAGTTTATCGTGATTCTGACTTTGATTTGGAATACGATGAAGATAAAATAACTGAAGGTATGTATGGTATAAACATACATAAAGCTGGACAAGATTCTACATGGGTTGAAAACTGGTCAGCTGGGTGTCAAGTTTTTAAAAGAGTAAAAGATTTTGATGTGTTTATGAGTATAGTTAAAAAAGCTTCTAAAATACATGGTAATTCATTCTCTTACACATTATTAAACTCTACAGACATAAAATAAACTTTATTTTTGGAGGATATGTGTTATATTCCTCAAAATAAAAATAATTATGGATAATAAATTTGATAAGACTAGTCTATTGGCATATCTTCATAATCAAATAAGCAAAGAAAGTATTGCTGTAATATACGCTTCTAATAATATTATATATGAAAAATGCGAGTTGTATAATGATTTTGTACAATCATTGTTATCACTTGTATTTGATACATATTTAGGTGATGATTTTATGAGTGTTGAGGACCAAATAAAACATTTTAGATGGTGCTGGAATAGTGTTGTCGATAATTTTAAAGAAGAAGGTATTTATATCAAAAACCCTAAATTATATAACTATTTTTTAGAGTTTATGTTGGAAGTTTTTTATATGTATGATGGAAAAGAACATCAAGAAAATTATAGTGATAATGGTATATTAAAAATATGGGAAAACATACTAACATATGATAAACCAAAAACACAAGCCGATATAGATACGTTAGTTGAAGTTTATAATATTTTTGAAAAATCATTGATAAATGAATAAAAAATAGGTTTTACTATTTATTTTTAGAAAAAATGCATTAGTTTTAAAATAAAAAATTATGAATACGGAAAGATTGTTTAATTTAGTCATGTCTGATATGGCTATGGACAAATTGAAATTGGAAGATGATTTAGAACGTATCATCAATAATAAAGATATGTCTATTGATGTTAAAATGTTGGAGACTAAATCTATATTATACAGAATTTCAACTACTGAAAATGCTATTGCTACGTTTAGCAATTTATTAAATAACAATAACAAAAACGAAAAAGAAAACTAAAAATGGAAAAATTTGAAGAATTAAAAACGTTGATTGCTTCTATTGAAGATGATGCAGTAAAATTTTACGAAAAAGGTAACAAAGCTGCTGGTGTAAGACTTAGAAAAGGATTACAAGAAATCAGAACTTTGTCTCAAACATTAAGACAAGATGTATCTGCAAAAAATAAAACAGCTAAAACAGCTTAATTAAAAACATAAAATTATGCTAATAGATATACTTAATAAAATATTGATAATGTTGTTTATAATGGCGTGTTTGAATGTTTTAAGACATGTCTTTTATTTTTCACAAGCCGTTCTTACCTCAACTGAAGAAGAACCTAAAAAATATAAAATAGAAAATGTTTCAGTGTATTTGTTGGGTATATCTATCGCATATATTTTATCAGCTATTATTACTGGCATAACAATTTAAAGAAATAACTACATGTCGAATATACAAAAAACATTAGACTCTTTACAACCATACGTTATTGGTATCCGTTACTTAGAGGGGACACCATTAGTTGATGCTGTTTTTAAAGAAGGTTGGATGGTGCCAGATGATACTAAAATTAAAAAGATTAAAGGTAATGACGAAATGAATTACTATATGCTTTTTAGTGAAGTTAGTGGCATTGGTTTAGATGAATTATTAGCTTACGTTAAAAAAACAATTGATATTAATGTTGAACGAGAAAAGAAACATGAATTGTTACGTGAAAAAGTTAACGAATTAAAAGAATTGTTTAAAAAACATAATTTAGATAAATTAAAAAGACTTAAATTTAGTTTTAGTGAAGAAGATTTAGTTCCTAAACTAAACGATTTTGATGTGGATGTTGATATAGATGAAACATATGAAGAAGAAATCATTGAAACACCACAAGATTTTTATCCAGAAAACGTTGGTGAACATCTTACATCTGGTGAAAAAGAATTTAATAGTTCTGGAAATCAAACCGAATCCAATCAACCAATTCCATCGTATTTAGATGAAAATGGAAATCCAATTGAATTGACTGAGGAAGAGTTAGAAATGATTGAAGAAGAAGAAAGAGCTAAAAGAAATATTGAAATGATGAAAGCTAAAAAACAAAACGATAAAGTTAAAAATCTTTCATCAAAAGTGGAATTACCACCAAGATAACCCGATTGTGATTAAAATTAAAAAAGCCCTCGTTAAAAGGGCTTTTTTTATTTTGTCTAATCTTGTTTGGCAAAAGCACGCTCAAACGCTTCTTGTACTGTGTGTGTTAACCATACACCAGCAGCGGAGATTAAACCATTAAAGAAAACAAGTAAATAAGGTGAATCAACACCTAAACTACCCATTGGTGTAAGTTTACCATATCCAAAGTATAACATAATACCAGATACAGCAAAACCCATCCAAGTACCTAGACACATAAAACATGTGAATAGTTTGTGGATACTATAACCGCTAGTACCCATTCTAGCTAGAAAGTTTCTCCAACCTTCAAACACGGAACCGTAAATCATATTGTTACAAGCTCCGTAACAAATAAGAATAAAAATTAATGTAACCATAGTTTTTTTGTTTAAATATAGTGATTATACACTATATAGTCAATATTTATATTAAAAAGAATGTGAAAGAATTTATAAAACATAGATTAAGTGTTTTACTTATCGAAAGTAAAGATGATGGATATCAATACCAAGTAAGAGATATTGGCGGTTCTGATGTTTATTATAAAAAAAAGAAAAAAGATAAGTATTGGAAATTTATTGATGAAAAAGAATTTAATAAAAAAGCCAATAAAAGTAATACTATAAAATTTAAAAATGAAGACGCTGATTAAAACATTATTAAGAGAGGCCATAGAAGAAGATTTTATCAAAGTCATTAATGATGGTGAACCACCATATGATGATGATACACTAAATGAATCTGGTGGTGAACAACAAGTTGCTGGAGTTCTTATTAAATGTCTAAAAACTAATCGTGTTTTCTTGCTTCATAGAAATGACCCTAATCCTAAATGGTCTCTTATGTCTGGTGGGATGGATGAAGGTGAGAAACCAGTTGATACTTTGATTAGAGAGATTGGTGAAGAATTAAGCTTAGATGCTGAAGATTTAATAAGTTTTGAATATGATAGAACTGAATACATACCAGAAAAAAATAGAGTCTTTCATTATTATAAAGGGTTTACAATGTCAGAATTTATACCTAAATTAGACCATGAGAATTTGGGTTATGGTTGGTTTTCTAGAAGTGATTTACCAAATCCATTGTATCAAGGTTTAAAAGAAAAAATAGCTAGGATATGAATGATAAAATGATAAACAGAGAGATTAAACAAATCGAAAATGAAATCATGGGTGATAAGTTTATGACTGAAATTAGAAAAAAGAAATTTATAGGTGATTTAAAAAACGGATTAGGCGAAGAAATAAAAAAGAAGCCTAACAAAATCAAAGTAATTAAAAACCCATGGTATAAAAAAGTTTCAAACTTTTTCAAAAAAATATTTAGAACATTATAATATGAGATATCAAGAATTAATCGAAACAATATCTGAAATTTACAACAACGAAAAAATTCAAAAGAAAGGATTAATTTTGCTGTATACTTTAGATGAAAAAACACATAGGAAAACAACAGAAGAATTTTTTTATAAAATAAATCCACCTAGTGAACCATGTGTTTATAGTGATGAATTTGAAGTAGAAATGGGTGGTATTCTAGTTAGATTTGTTAAAATAACTGAGGAATAATTTTGTTTTTTAGTTTAAACTTTGTACATTTGTAAAAAACAAAGTTATGGCTAAGAAATTATTAGAAGAATACGGTGAATATAAATATGTCGCTGGTTTAGATGAGGTAGGTAGAGGATGTGGTGCTGGACCAGTTGTTACGGCAGCTGTTATATTGCCAAAAGGTTTTAACTCACCACTCATCAGAGATTCAAAAAAACTATCCGAAAAACAAAGAAAAGAAGCGTATGAATTGATTGCAGCAAATGCTATATCGATTTCATGTCATGCTGGTTCGGTAAAAGAAATTGACGAAATCGGTATTAACCCATCAACATTTAACACTATGTATAAATGTTTGGATGATTTATCGATAAAACCAGAACACATATTAATTGATGGTACGGTATGGAATGTACGTGAACAAGATGCTGAAGTTACTTTAGTACCTAAAGGTGATGATACTTACACATGTATAGCAGCCGCTGCAATAGTGGCCAAAGTTAGACGTGATGAATATATGTGTAAATTACATGAGTTACACCCAGAATACAATTGGTGTAAAAACAAAGGTTATTTAACACCAGACCATATTGAAGCATTAAAAAAACATGGTGCTAACAAATACCATAGAAAACAATATGTAAGAAATTTTGTAAAAAATTTGGTAGATTAAAAAATAATACTTACATTTGTATAAAATAATAAAAATGGAAAGCGAAAAAAAATATATTTTGAAAAGTATTGGTTTTATTATACTAATGACGATTGGTTTATTTTTTATATTAACTTTATTTGCATCATGTGAAAAAGAACCAATAACACCTGGTAATTATGAACCTAATACACCTCCAAAAAAAGATACAACCACATGGGTTTGGCAATATACTAATAGTGGTACGTTACCTAATTGGGGCAATGCTAACCAAGCAAATGAATTAAATGGTACTAAATGGGTGTTAACAAAAGTTGTAACAGCATTTGCTACATCTTACCCTAATGATACTATTAGATTTGTGAGTAACACTAACTATACATTAAATAACGGTGCTGTTAGACCATATCAATTAAGTAGTAGTGTTGGTACTACAAATAAAACATTAGCGTTGTATTACTTTGCACCATTTGGTGGTAGTCATTATAGCGCACAAGTTGGATACTATTTTGTAAGTGATGGATATATGGCAAATACTGAATTTACCAACATACAAAACACTACAATGACAGTAAAAGCTTGGTTTACTAAAATTTAATTAACTGAAAACCAATAAAATAAAAAATAATTTAAAAAAAGTTTAAAAAAAAGTTGCAAAAACAAAAAATAGTTAGTACATTTGCAACACTTAATTATTAATCTTAAAAACTAAAATTTATGAGCACATTTTTAAAAGCAATGCAAACAGCAGATTCGTTAACTGAAAACGGTATGGCGACAAACTCATCATCTTTGAACCACTGTGTAGATTTATTCTTCCAAATCGGTGCGATGAGAGGACAAGACAAGCAAAGATTAATCAATGCTTTTACTAAAGCTTTTGCTGAGAACCCGTTACATGCGATGAAATTGTTATTTTGGGCTCGTGATATCAGAGGTGGAGCTGGAGAAAGACAAATCTTTAGAGATATTGTTGCGTATTTGGCTGAAAACCGTACTGAGACTTTAGGTAAAAACTTACATTTGTTCAACGAGTATGGTCGTTGGGATGATTTACTAACTCTTGTTGGTACACCATTGCAAACTAAAGCGTTGAACTTAATCTCTGATGCATTAGACAGAAAAGATGGTTTGGTAGCTAAATGGATGCCACGTCCAAACGTGTCTAACCGTGAGAAAAAAAGATGGGCAAATGTGTTGAGAAAACACTTGGGTCTTACACCAAAACAATACCGTAAGTTATTGTCGGAAAACTCTAACACAGTTGAGCAATTAATGTGTGCTAGAGAATACTCTAAGATTGAGTACTCTAAATTGCCATCAAAAGCAATGAGTGACTACATGAAAGCGTTCTCTAAGAACGACTTAGAGAGATTCCAAGCTTACTTAGCTTCTCTTGAAAAAGGTGAAACTAAGATTAACGCTGGAGCGGTGTACCCATATGACATCGTAAAATCCTTGAAACAAGGTAACGCTAGAGGTGCTAACGAGCAATGGAAAGCATTACCAAACTACATGGCTACTAACGAAGAGTATGTATTACCAGTAGTTGACGTTTCTGGGTCAATGTCATGCCCAGCTGGTGGTAACCCTAACGTTACTTGTATGGATGTAGCAATCTCTTTGGGATTATACATCTCTGAAAGAAACGTTGGTCCTTTCCAAGATGCTTTTGTTACTTTCTCTGAAAGTCCAAAATTACAAATCTTGAAAGGTAACTTGAATGAGCGTTACAACCAACTCCAAAGAGCTGATTGGGATATGTCAACAAACTTGGAAGCTGTATTTAAGTTAATCCTTAAAAAAGCTACTGAGTCTAACGTTCCACAATCAGAGATGCCAACAATGATTTTAATCTTGTCGGACATGGAGTTCAATTCTGCTGTAAGAGGTAGAGGTTGGAACCCAACTGCTCAAAAAATGATTGAAACAATGTACGCTGAGGCTGGATACAAAACACCAAAAGTTGTATATTGGAACATCCAATCAAGAGGCGATAACAACAAGCCAGTACACTTTGACACAAATGGTACTGCATTGGTATCTGGTTTCTCACCAGCCTTGTTAACAAACTTGTTAGCTGGTAAAGATTTATCACCAATAACAATGATGTTGAGTGTAATCGACTCTGAGCGTTACTCACCAGTAACAATCTAAGAAGTTGGGGTGTAAAAACCCCAATTTTCTTCAAATGTTTGTATAGAAAAATGCATTCTGCAACTTAAAAAAAATTTATACAATTAATATAGTTCAGACAGCATAGTTTCCAGTCTATCAAAACCAGATGTGGCTTAATTGTGAACCACATCACTAAAACTGGGGTTCTTTATAAGGTTTAGAATTGAAACTACCTCCGCATTTTGTTACAAACACCAATTAAAAAGGACTCATTTTGGGTCCTTTTTTTTTTGTTTTTATGCTTTACTATATCAAAAAAAATCGATAAACTTATTTATAAATTTAAAAATAACATTATATTTAAAGAATATAGAATGAAAAGAATTATTGTAAAAGAAATTGATAAATTAAAAAGCGGTGTTTTTGAAAATAAAGTTATATCGGAATATCTAATCTATTTGATTTTAAACCAAGGTAGTGGTGATATTATATTACAAGGTTTCACCGAATATGGTGAAAAGAATAAAGATACTAGAATAAATGAACTTATTGTAGAACACTTTATAGATAATGAAACACTTAACAAAGTAGATAAAAAACAAATAATCGAAGAGATAAGCTTCGAAAAACTAAACAATTAAACATATGAATGAAAATCATCCATTAATTATTGTGTTCTATTTGGACGCAGAAATGATGAAAATTAAAGAAATCATCCAACCGTTTGCTGATTCGGTAAATAACATGTTAGCAGTTAAAAACGCAAATGCATTAGCTTTCTTTATCCCAACAAAAGGAGAAGAAAGAGTTGAGTGTATCAACCCAGTTATTATGTCTGAACCAGATATGGAAAAAATCAATAAAATGATTGAAGATATTAAACAAAGTTTTGCTGTCGGTATTGATATTGACGTTGAAGATGAAGAAATAGAGTTAGATGAAGAAGAGTTAGAAGAAAAACCATGTGACTGTGGTAATAACCCAGATGGTAAATGTAAATGTAATGACTAGAGAAGATAAAGCTAGATTGTACGATGAGTACATAAGAGAAAGTGATAGATTACAAAGAGAGAACTCTAAAATAAAATCAGAGTATGTAATCAACATACCACCAAACATGCAAGAAATAATTGATAGAAACAATGCTAGATTGGATGTTTTGGTTAAGAACTTAGAGAGTTTATATTTTGATTAAGGTCTAGTACTAGTTCTTCTTATTTTTGTGTATGGCCAACCAGTTTCTTCGTGTATGATATCATAATATCTACCTATTTGTGCTGGTTGAGCTGTACCCATAAATAATAAACTTTTAATCTTTTGTTTCTTAGCGATTTTAGCCAAAGTGTGATGTAATCTTTGTGCATCCTCTAAATTCTTGCAAATAATCATATCAAATTGGTCTTCATTATAAATAATAAGTTTGTTATACACAACAATTATTTGTTTAACCATTCTTTTTGAATGTGCTCCAATCATTAATCGTTTAACTACTTCTCTAATAGTTGGTCTATCTTCACTTTCATAACCATAGATATAAAAAGTTTCTTCAATATTATATTCATCAGAAGCTAATATTGTCCAATCACCTAAAGGTTTTTCTGTATATAATTTACCGTAATCATCTCTTAAAATTCTAAATGTGTCAGCCTCTTCAGTTGGTTTAGTTACACATATCTGATATTTGACTGGTTTAATACCATTTGTATTAATAAATTTTTTAGGGAAGAGTATATTATTTTCTTCTCTCATTTTATGATATTTTAGAAAAACAGATTCTTTTGTTTTACATTTGTATAATGTCTTTTTATATTTGCCATTTGAGATTAAAATTACTCTATAAACCATAAACACTTGAAATTAATAATAAAAATACGTAATATTGTAAAAAAATAAATATTAATATGAGTAAAAGAGATTATTACGATGTATTAGGTATCAAAAAAGGTGCTAGTTCAGATGAAATAAAAAAAGCTTATAGAAAACTAGCTAAAGAACATCACCCAGATAAAGGCGGTGATGAACAAAAATTCAAAGAAATATCGGAAGCATACGAGATTTTATCAGACAACGACAAAAAGGCTAATTATGACCGATTTGGACATTCTAACCCTAGACAAGGTTTTGACCCATTTGCTGGGTTTAGGAACCCTTTCGGTGGTGGTTTTGAACAACAAACTAGGGTTGGGTCAGATATGTCGTTATTGATTAAATTGAGTTTGGAAGAGATTTTTACTGGTGTTAAAAAAACTTATAGATACACTAGAAAAACTAAATGTGGTTCGTGTGATGGTCACGGTGGTGAAGACATTAAAGATTGCGGTGTTTGTGGTGGTTCTGGTAGAATGGTAAATGTTATGAGAACACCAATGGGGATTATTCAACAAATGACTACATGTAATGCTTGTGAAGGTTTAGGTCAAACATATACAAAACAATGTAATACGTGTCATGGTAGTGGTGTTGTTGATAGTAAAGAAGAAGTTGAGGTTGAAATACCAGCTGGTGTTTTTGAGGGGATGACATTTGTTATGCAAGGGAAAGGTCATGGTATTAAAAGTGGTATAGAAGGTGATTTACATATTAAAATTCATGAATTAAAACATGATATATTTACTAGGTCTGGTTCTGATTTAAAAATGAATCTTAAATTATCATACCCACAATTAATTTTAGGTGATAAAGTAGATATAACCACTATTGAAGGTTCTAAAATAAGAATAACTATACCAGAGCATAGTGATGTTGGTTCTAATCTTAGAATACCGTTTAAAGGTGTAACTACCTATGGTAAAGATGGTAGAGGTGATATTTTAATTACGTTGGGTATTGATATACCTAAAAAGTTAGATGATGATACTAAAGCACTTATTATTGATTTAAAAGAAAAATTAAATAAAAATGTTGAAACCGAGAAAACAAATTAGTATATTTGTATAAATAATGTTTAATAAATAAAAAAAAAGAGTATGGCAAAATTTGAAGAACCATTTGAAGACACGTTGGATTTGTACAACGAAGTAATTAAAGCAGTTGGGTTAGACCAATATGTTAACATCTCAGTTTTGGTTAATAACAAATCGAAAGAATTGTTCAAAGTTAACAAAGCTAATGAATTGTTAAAATATAAAACTGGTGATGATATTATCATAGTTTTAAACGAAAGAATTTTTGAAGGTTTAACTGATGACCAAAGAAGAATTGTTGTTGAAGAATCGTTAGCTAGTATCCATTATGATATGGAGAACGATAAATTAATTATCAGTAAACCAGACGTAGTAACGTTCAGTGGTGTGTTATCTAAACATACATTTGATAAATGGGATGCATTACGTGAATCTATCAAAACACTTTACGCTGCTGAAAAACAAGCGGAAGACGAAGCTGCTAACACAACAAGTAAAAAAGCAAAAGCGTACTAATGACTAGAGAAGAGATAGCTGAAATAAACGAAGAAGCGTTATTAATCGATGGATTTGATAGTGCTATCATAGGCATGGCCGAGAGAATTAATCTCGGCCCAGTTGTCGCTTATGATGAAGAAAAAATAATCGACATATTATCAAAACAAATGGAATTGGAAGATACTGAAGGTATGACTGAAGATGAAATTGAAAGTGAAAAGTATATAATGGCGATTGAGTATTTCGAATATAACATTAAAGGTGCTTGGTTGGGTGAAAACACACCAGTATTTGTTAGAGGAAGTTTTTTATAAATAATATGAATAAACCATTAAAACAAATGTTAAGAGCATCGATAGAGGCTCAAAGACAAAAAGCGTTATTAACTCTTCAATTGTTGTCACACCATTCAGTAGGTATTGGTGACCATTCAACTGATGATTATTACAAAAACGCAGAAGAAGCATTAGCAGCGTTAACTGAAGCTGATGACAAATTAGAAACATTAAACAGATACGAATTTTCACTTGAATCTGGTGAGTATGTGATTAAAAAAGATGGAAAAATACAATAATATGAATTTAACTAACGAATTTAAAGATTATGCTATTAAGCATATGGGGATTTCTTCAACAGATTTCTACCAATGGGAACAAATGCAAGAGAAACTATATGGTTCACAAGCATCACTTATGGTTCCTTCAGCATCATTAACACCTTATATTCTTGAAGAAAGAGAATTGCGTGTAACACAGATGGATATTTTTTCCAGAATGATGATGGACAGAATTATCTGGTTAGCTGGACCAGTTAACGACAGAATGAGTACAGTAGTACAAGCACAGTTGATGTTCTTGGATAACTTGGAGACAAAAGACATTACATTACATGTCGATAGTCCAGGTGGTTCAGTAAAATCTGGTTTATCAATTGTTGACGTAATGGATTACATTACATCTGATTGTATTACAATCAATACTGGTATGGCTGCAAGTATGGGAAGTATCTTATTAGGTGCTGGAACAAAAGGTAAACGTTACACATTACGTTTCAGTAGAGTAATGCTACACCAAGTTTCGACTGGGGCGCAAGGTAACATTCAAGATATCAGACGTTCAATCGCTGAAGGTGAGAAATACAATGAGTTGTTATTTGGTTTGTTAGGTAAATATACTGACAAAGACCCAAAACAAGTTATGGAAGATGCAAGCCGTGATTTATGGTTAAATGCTGATGAAGCATTGGCTTATGGTATTGTAGATAACATAATTACTACAAAAAAGAAAAAATAATTGCAAAAATAGTTGCATTATTTAAAAAATGTTTGTACATTTGTAATAAGAAAATAAATAAAGTGGGTTTTTTAACGAAAACCCACATATTTATAAAACACATTATGAATACAGTAAAATTTATAAATAATTCTGTTTTCTTAAATTTAGAAAACGAGACTTTAGAATACTCTAAGTCTTCAAAAAATTATTTTAATTTTATTATTTACAATGGTGAAGTTTTTTATTTAGTAAACTAAAAGACACGTTCTTTAATATTATGGGGTATTTAAGGTATTGACTGGGTATAGTCGTAGGTAGTAAGCATGTAGTGCTAGATTGGAAGCACTTTAAACTGTCTATTAGAACAAGAAATGACAACGATTTAATCGTATCAGAAAATTTCCTTGACGAAGCGACATTCGTTTCTAACGGAGAGCTTGCAGTTGCCTAACACTGCTGATGGTGGTAATCCACTAACGAGATGATGGTAAACCATCTATGGTATGAATACTAGTGGGGCCAAAACCACTATAAAAGTAAGGAAAGTTTCGGATAGTTAGAAAACTATGACCTAAACATGTAGAAAGCATCGAAGAATATTCAACACACGGGTTCGATTCCCGTATACTCCACTCTAAACAGATTCATTCTCAAACACGCCACGAGAAATGAAATTATGACCCTCAGTAAGTCGCTTTGCTGGGGGTTTTTTATTTTTGATATATTTATATTAAAAGTAAAACTATGAAAGATTTAAAAAAATTTTTATTGAAAGCTTTTAGTTCAAAAAGCGATGTATCAAGCAAAAGGTTTATTGCCTTTTTAGCATTTATAATGATGGCGATTGGTTTCCTATCAAACTTATATTTTGGGTTTAAAGTAGAAGAACATATGTTTAAATCAATGGAATGGATTGTTGAAATAGGTATGGGTGCTATTTTATTAGAAAGATTTAGTGGTAAAAAAGAAGAAGAAAAACCAGAAGAACCTAAAACACCTACAAGTGGCGATACTCAAACACAAACAGCATCTACTGGAACAACACAAACACAATCAGTAGATATGCCAACTGGACCAGACCCAGTAGAATAAAAAAAGGGCTCACTGAGCCCTTTTTAATTTCTTCAACACTTATTACTTACTTGGTGTAACTGTAACTGGTGGTGTTGTAGTAGTTTTTGGTTTACCGCATCCGCATCCCATAATTTCTAAGTTTTAAAATATTCGTTATTTATCTATAAATATTGACTAATAATAAAATTAATCGTATATTTAATTATGTTTAGTAGAAAATATAATATAACTTTGTTGGATAGTAAATGGAATCCTATAAAAAATAGCATAAAATTTATTGCTATACCTAAAAGAGATGAATTCGTTTATTTAGTTGATAGATATTATCAAGTGATAAACGTAGTGCATAATC